CGATATTTTAAAACGAAGCTCACTCATTTTGGCGAGTGGGTTTAGAATTGGGTCGTCAATAGTCAAATCAATATCATCAAAAGTGAAGTCAACATCAAAAACATTTTGATTGCTGACCCCATAATAACTTGTTTTTGACCGATTTGAAAAAATAAAGTTTGTTGCGGGCCCACCTATTGACGGGTGATTTGCAATTGTCGAATTGCAATCAATTTGACAAATCCATGTTACATAATCAAGCATAGTTGCCCTCACTATCCACAAGACCGCTTGCAACTGGTATTTTGTACCAATAAGGGATTACTGCATCCCATTTATTAAGTCTACCTGTTGGGCTAAAAATAGAAAGTGTATTTTGATCACCTGCATAATACGCGCTTGGAATCGCAACACCAACCCCCATCCCTAAATCATCCCAAGAATCGGGAGTAATTGCAAATGGAAAAACACCAAATCGGCAAGTGTAAACGATAAACTGCTCAAGTGCGATTTTTTCAGCATTATTTAGGTATTTAAAAACAAGCTCGCCTTGAATCAAAGTCGCTCCACCATCATAACTAATCGCCTCGCCCGTTGTTGTGCGAATTGTTTTAGTTCCCGTGCGCTCAAGACCGAATCTTGAGCTTGGGTCAAGTGATCTGTTAAGAGTTACAATCCCGATTTGCATTAAAACCTCGCTGTGGCTGACTTGAGTAAAGGTAAAAGCTCGCGCTCGACAAATCTGCGATCTACCATGCCACCACTGATATTTATTGAGATTCCACCGCCACCGCCTCGATTTGATCCCGTGAGTTTTGCCACAAGATCGGCAAAGCGACCTTCGTTAATCGCCCTAACCCCATCACTACCGAGGACGCGAGTTGCGCGGGCATTGACTACCGCCTCTTGCCCGTTTTCGTTGGCTCTGATCAGCACATTGGAGCCTTGAATCATGCCACCAAGGGCAAAACGCTGTTGACGAATCGTGTTGATTTGTGCAGCAGTCTGGGCAGTTGCAAGGCCAACTTGAAAAGCGTTAAATGGGAACCCAGGGGGAGCCGCCAAAGCTCGCTGAATCGCCACCGCACCGCTGATCATAGCCTCTGCAATTGCAAGACCCTTAATTTTTGGGAAGATCTGCCTTGCCACATTAAAATAGGCCATTGCCAAGTCTTGCTTTGCCTCTTTTTCGGCTTGGATTCGGTCTAATTCAGCCTTGTGCAACTCTTTTTTCTTGGCTTCGGTTTGGTCAATGATTGCTTGCTCTGCGATTGCTTGCTGTTGCATCAATTCCAAGCTAGAGACTCCCGCTTCGCTTGCAAGTTGCATTTTTTGAGCATACTCTTGGCGAGTGCGCTCGATATCCGCGATCATCTGCAAATCGAGCTGTCCCGATTCGGTTTTTGCGGTTTGCGCTCTTAAATTGAGGGAGTTTAAGTAGATCTCATCCTTGACTCTTGAAGCCTCTTCGATGGCTTTTAACTGATCCTCTTCCAACTTGCGTTTGCGCTCAAAATCCTTTGCTACTAAATCATAGCCCTCGTCTAACTCTGCTTTTTTCGCTTTGGTTTTGGCAGATTTTCCACCGCCTTTAATCCCACTACCAACTCCACCCAACTTGCGAGCTTCGGCATCAATCACAGGTGCCTGAAAACGATTGGCCGCGCTTTCAAAAATCGCGTCTGCACCGCTCTGAAACCTTGCCCCAAGATCAGTAAAAAGGGTCGCTTCGATTTTGGATGCACCAAAAAAGCCGCGAACCGCATTAATGCCTTTGAGCATGGTTTGGAGTTGCAAATCCCATGTTTTGAAAAGCCATGATAGGATTTGAGTGATTGAACCAGCTGCAGCCTCAAAAATCCCGACAGTCCATCTCATTGATGTAGCAAGCCCTTTCGATACGCTTGCAAGGATTGGCGCCCAACCCTTTAGCATCTCACCTACAAACTCAATTACTGGTATCAAGTCCTCTTGAGCAGCCGCGCCCATCTGCATAAAAATTCCACCGATTTGACTTTTGAGAGTGCCAAAAGAGTCGGCTAGAGTATCGGCTTTGGCTCCGGCAAGATCATCAAAAGTAAGGCCTAATTCTTTGGCTTGCTCGTTTTGATCCTTCAAGGCATCCGCGCCTTGATTTAAAAGGGGGATCAAATCCGCTCCGCTTTTGCCAAAAAGAGAGACTGCAAGAGCTGTTTTTTGCGCTCCATCTTCCATCTGTGCAAATCGGTCGGCCACTTCCAAAAACACTTCTTCGGTTTTTTTCGATTCACCATTTGCGTTCTGCAGACTTATGCCGATTTGCGAAAATGACTCATTGCCCTTGATTGTGGCAATGTTTAGTTTTGCAAAGGCATTTGTGAGGCCATCAATTTCAATTCCTGCTTGACCTGCTGTGTACTTCATCGCGCTAAAAAATTCGGTACTTGCGCCAACTTTCATTGCACTTTCCCAAATTTGGCTCATATCATCGGCAGTTTTTAAGGCCAAAACAGAAATGCCAGCAAATGCCGCGCCAACCGCTGCAAGTCCTGCTGTGGCAACACCGCCCGCGCCCATGCCTTTGAGCTTTGACCCAACCTCACCAAGCGAGCTATTTAAATCATCGCCTTTTTTGGTGGCTTTGTCGATTTGCTCACCAAACTGCTTGACCTTGATCGTTGCGTTGTCTTTTAAATTCAAAACAAAATTCAAATCAGCCATTATTTAAGCTCCTTTGTCTCTCACTCAAAATAGTTTCTTTGGTCTTGGTCAATTTCATCACAAGCAAGTTTTGAAAACTATCCTCATCCATATCGAGAGTGCCGCTTATCCAAGGGTAAGCATCAATCGTGGGCAGTTTCGCTCCATCCCAAGACGAAAGCGAAAAAAGGCGGTTTGAGATTTCCTCAAATCGCCACAATCCGCCCGCATCCAAAAAACGCATTGGATTACCCTTTGGGGCAAGTCCTTTGCAGCTTGCAAAATGTTTGCAGACTCCACACGCTTCGCATTGTGGGAGTCCATCAACTAGCTCATCCGCAAAATCGGGATCTTCAAGGCACTCAACGCAGTCAAGGGGTGACCACTTTAGGGCTGTTGCTTCGAGTAGGCTTTGCAGATTTTTTTTCCGCGCCCGCCCGTGCTTGGGCTTGCCAATCTTCAAAGCTAGGGATTTGCTCTTTAAGTTGCTCGTAAAAAAGCTCTTTTTGCTCTTGGGTCAAATCTGCCCAAACAAAATCGACTCCCTTGACTTCGAGCGTGTGGTCAATCAAAAAAAGGTCGTTTTGGCGAGTCATCCAAAGGGCTTTTTCGCCTGTGATTGATTCGGTTTTTACTGACCCATCCGCGCCAATATCATCGCGCGAAAAGGGGGATTTGATCAAAATCCAATCGGCATATTGCTTTGGGCCAATACGCTTGAAATGGATTTCAAAATTGGGAAAAGACCGATCTTTGAAGATCGGCCCCGAGATTTCTAAGTCAAATTTTAAAGGCATAGTGTGGTTCTCCTATGTGCTTTAAAATATAACTATGAAACGCGCATATAGTTTGTGGTTTGGTCGTTATCCAAGACCACATAAAAAGGTGGCCTGTGGATCAAAGCGACTGCTGAGGCTCCACCGCGACTTGCAATAAATGGGTCTGCATTTTTTGGCCTGCGTGCTTTGAGCTGCAGAGTCCACCGCGATCCGTCGCCAATTTCCTCTTTTGCATTCATGATTTGCGCTTCAGGAATCAAGAGATGCATGATGTCGGTTCCACGAGTTGCGGTGATCTTGAGGCTCGTGATTGTTCCAGCTTGCTCTAAGAGCTTGTAATCTACACCCTCGTGGCGGTTGATCGTGAGATCAATATCAACATCCAATTTGTCGGTGCTGACAGGCTCGGAGCGGTTCAAGGCTGATCGAGTTGTAAAAATATCCTCAGCCATGCCAAACGCAGTTTTGATGCTAAAGCTAATCAAGTCAACCTCATTCAATACCGCATCGGCTGACCCAATTGGAGCCACATATTGGCCAAAAAACGCACGGCAATGACGAGTCATAAAATAGACCCCATCTTGCGCGGTTGGCTCGGTCAAGGCATTGCCCTGGGTTTTGTTGGTATCGCGCACAACGCGCTCACATGGCCCACTCATCTCAAGCATGATCGCGCTTTTTGGCTCGCCCGAAATGGTGAACTCCTTGACCGCTGCATTGATCGCAGTCTCATCGTAGTCACCCAATTGACGCAAAACATGAAGGTATGGGTTGATGCGGTCGTTCGCGTTGTATGCGGGGGAAAGGCTTGCATTGGCTGTTGCAAGTGCAGCTTCATCTGAGCGGTAGGCAGTTTGGTCTTTTCCCGCTGTGCGTAGCTCAAAAATGTGCTTGCGTTTTCCGCCCAAAAGTCGTGGCCCACCTAAATCGGCATAGCCAAAACAGCCGAAAAGCTCAAGACCAGTTGTCTCGGGATAGACCTTGGTTTTGAGCGTGTAGCTCACGGGAATAGCCGCGATTTCATGCTCACGGGTTCCAAGATCACCCGTTTTGCTCATGTCCTCATAGGTCTCGGGAGTGTCGCTGATATCGACTTCGTCATATCTGCGTTGGTTGTTCGCGCCCAAAGTTGGGTTGGTCGCGCCACCATAAAGCGCACCCGCAGCGGGGCTGTTTCCCGTGGCTTTAATTGCCCCAAATTTGAGCAAATAGTCTTTGGTCATTGGCATTAGATCGCCTCCTCATATCGAATGTTTGCAGTTGTAAAGGTAATCGCAAGACTTTGGTTAAGTGCAGATTTTTGACTGATTGACTCAATCTCCACACCGATCAAAGTTGAGTTGCGCAAAAAGTAATCAAGCATTTCTTGATGAGCATCCCGATTCACCGCCCTTTGAATGGCCTTGGTCACTCCATCCTCAGCAGTCGAGTCATCCGTGTAAGTCCTCACCTCGATCTCAACCGACCAAACGCGAGTCAATAAATTGCGCTCTTTTTCTTGCCTTTGGGGGTCAATGATGATCGTGTAGGGCAGATTCAAATCGCTCTCAATCGACTCCTCATCTTGCGCCCAATTGATCTCGCCAGAATTGAGTAGGGCCACAGACTTTGCAGCAGCATCAAGCTCACTGATAAGGATTTGTAGGCTCATCAACTACCGCGCTTGAATCGTTTTGGATTGGAGCTTGATAAGGTTGACCGCTAGTCTCAACACACTCATCAAGGATTGCGCCATCGTTTGTACAGTCGATAAGCGTACAACGCTTGTAAAGTTCGCCTTTTTTGAGAGTCTTACTTGTAACAATTTGATCACGTACGATCATACTTTGCTCGCTTTCTTTTTGCCATGATAGGCTAGATATTTTCCCATGTTCCGCGCTTGGAGTTTGATTTGCGCCCCAACGGGATCAAGTCTTTGTCGGTTTGGCAATCGTATTTTGGCAAGGCTATAAAGGGTCGCGCCCGTGTCGCCAACAACGGAATACTTGAGCGTGATTCCTTTGGTTTGACTTTTGATGATGGTGATTTCTAGGTCATTTTGCCGAATCTTTTTGGAGTAGTTTGCGAGGCCAAAAGATTTATCATTTTCCAAAGCCTTTAAGACTCGCTCTAAATCCTGCTCAAAGCTGTAACTTAGATCAACCTTGCGCTCGACAATTCGACCCTTTGCAAAAACAAATCGGTCTTGTGGTCCAGGACGCGACAAGCGAGGGGAGTATTGATTTTTTCGGTTGAACCCGCGCTTTTTATACTTCTCGCTTGGCCCCCATCTAGACTTGCGTTTTGACCGCAAGACCTTGACCCCTGCTTGTGGTAATAAATCGGGATAGTTTTTGTTTTCAGTAACCGCGCCCTCAGCAAATCCTTTTTCAGCCACTTTTTCGGTGGCCAAATAAGCGACTTGTGAGAGCGCACTTAAACCCGTGCGACCGATTGCATCCATCGCTTCAAAAATTGCTTTTTGATTCTTTTTCAAATCGGCATAAAACACGGGCTGAGCCATGTTACTGCTCCAGTTTAAAGATTGTGATCAACTCCTCAATAAGTCGATCACGATTTTGAATGCGCCCATCAATGCCTTTGAGGTTCGCGAGTTGACGCAAATCTTCCGCGCTCATCGGTTCAAGTTGTGCGCGATAGGCTAAAACCTCGGGGGATTCGGGTTGTGGCACCTCGCCTTGGGGAACTGGTGTGCCGATGTCGCTTGGTTGGATTACAGCGGGTTCAACAACAATTTCAAGCTCAGGATCTTTTTTGCGAACCGTAAAGCGTGTTTTTTGCTCCAAAACGCAGATTTGAGCCACTACATCAATAGATTCAAGCTCTTTGATTTTAATGTGCATATCGGCACTCATCGCTTCATGGGTGTCGAATGGGCCATGTATTTTCACCTCGGCATCAGTCATTACGATATAAGCGCGTTGCAAAAGTGTGTAATTTGCCATGTTTTTTCTCCTAGAAAAAAAGGGGTAGGGCAGAGACCCCACCCCAATTGGGATTTGATTGAATTAGGCAGAGATGATTCGGCGCAAATTGTTCGCGCGAGTCACTGAAAACCCGTAAAGACATTCGACCGTGAATTTGTATCTACGAGTAGGTTTGTCTAGAAACTCGTAGATTGCAAAGGTCAAATTTGTTTCGGGGTCGGTCACAATTGTGTAGTCCGCATCTCCAGGATTGGAAACCGTGTCTGCTCCAAAGCCAAGAGCAATCGCTGTCTTATCTGTAATATATCCAACCAAGTTTTGCGAGTTGCCAGGCAATTCGTTATACTCAATGACATTAAATCCATTGAGGCGAATCAACTCACCCTCATTAAGAGGCTGATTTGACCCTGAGCGATCAATGCTAACAATACCCGCATCACGAAGCAAGGCCGAATAGTGGCCAGCATTGAGAATCAATGTATTATCGCGCTTGCGAAACTTGTTTTGGCTCGCAGCTTTACGCAAAGTGGCTACATCTGAAAGGCTAAAAAGAGCTTCTGTTTGCGTCAGTGCGGAGTTAAAAGTTGCCGAAACAATCGAAGCGTGCACATCTGCCATTACTAACGAAGCTACCGCTTCGATATGAGCCGCCATCAATTCAACTTCTTTTAGGCGGTTCATTACTCGCGCGGGCTGTCCACCAGTTGACTTTTTACGACGATTGAGTGTAACGTCAACCATAACCGCCCCGCCATCATCCTCATGTGAATAGTTGGCAGTTGAGTCGTTGTAGTCGACTGCTGTAGCAGATTGATAGACTGGCACTTTGACCACATCGCCTTGATTTTGTTTTGAAAAATCAACCTCTGTAGCAAATGCGCGTACAGGGGCAAAAGTGGCTTTTAGAACAGAGATTGCCTCTTGTGCAATTTCCGCTGTCGTTCCGTTTGTAAATACTGAGTTTGCCATTTACTTAGGCTCCCTTGATTTGGTTTTTGTGTTTTTCGTAATAGGCTGCACGTTCAACTGGATTTTTGATCGAGTTGAAAACTTCTTTGTGGTCAACCTTGTCAACCTCTGCGCCTTGGGCGGGCTGTGGCGCAGAGTTGCGGAACGCTTCAAGTGCTTGCGCCTCTTGTGCTTGTGGTGTTCTGCTCGCACTTGCCATACGCTCGCGCAAGTCAAGGTTGATTGCTTGCAATGCTTCGGCAAGGGGGGTCTTTTCTTTGATGAGCTTTGCCACAATTTCTGCTTGCTCGGGTAGAGCGTTTTGGCGAATCGCGTCTTGGCGGTCTTCTTCAGCCTTTTGTGAGGCCTCAAAGTCTGCTTTCATTTGCTCTTTTTCTTTTTCAAATTCAGCCTTTTGGGCATCAAGAGCAGAGGCTACAGCCTCATCAATCTTGGCTTTCATTTCTTCTTCGGTCACTTCTACCTCTTGGGCTTTGGGTTTGTAATCCATAGGATAATTTTTAAACCGCGTCAAGTTAAATTTAGCAACTTGCTGAGATTTTGATTCGGCTTTTTTCGTAGCAAAGCCTTTTTCAATGGATTGGTCTGCATTAAACCACGTTTCTGCATCCATTAAACCACTAATTTCATCTTCGGTCAAGCCAGTTTGAGTCGTATAAATTGACATCAAAGATGCTTTTAAAGTGTCCAAAACATCGGCTTCGGTGCGTAAATCATCGGCAGACCCACCCGCAAAAGTCCATGGGTTGTGGATCATCAAAACCGATCCATCAGACATTTCACGTTCTTGCCCTGCAAGGAAAATAATACTCGCGATTGAGGCGGCCACACCATCAACAATCGTATTCACCCCACGGGATTTAAGCAAGTTGTAAATTGCGATTCCATCAAAAACTGAACCGCCAGGGGAATTGATCCGCACTACGGGGGTTTGATCTTTGGGAATCTCGTTGAGTTTTTCCATCACATATTGAGGGGTGATTTCCCACCCGTCAATGGCTCCATAGATTAAAATCTCACTCATCGTCTTGACCTCCGTTTGATTCTTCGGGTTTCGTTTGCCCGCTTGTTTCTTCGTCATCATCTTCCTCTTCGGGTTGTTCAATTTCTTCTTCCGCGATTTGGCTTAAAGACCCCATCAAGAGCTTTGGGTCGATCTTGTACTTTTCCGCGATGCGCTCAATCTTTTGAATTTCCGCGACTCGCGCGAGCAAGTGCTGATCAAGGGTGATCCCTTTTTTGCCTAGCTCTTGGGTCAAAGTTGTTAGGCCAATCTCCAAATTGGTCTTGGCTGCGTTTGCTGTCTTGACTGCATCGACTTCGCTGTAATTTGCCGATCCAATCCAAGCCACATGAGCGGTCGCGTCTTCAAGGTCAATCATGCCAAGCAAATAGGCTTCCATCATCACGGCCTTGTAGATCAATCCAAAGCCAAAGCCATTCCCACGATTCCATGCATCTGCATATCTGTAAAAGCTCTCTGTTGATAGCTTACCACTTGCAAAATTGGTACGCGAAAAGTCTTTGAAAACAACCTCAACAGGTGTTCCCGTGGCGGCACAAGCAAAACGAACCGACCGCTCAAAAAGAACGTCCAAATCCACATTACCCGTTGGGCTTATGCTCGTCACATTCGCACCCCTTGGCAAAGTCAAAATCCCATCGGGGATAGCTTCGGCCAAAACGCGAACGGAGCTAAAAGGATCTTCCGCTTCGGTTCCATCGGCATTTGTCGCGCCAACTCCCGCAAAGGTATCGCTTGGCCTATCTGTGTGGATGAACATGGAATGGCTCGCGTCTCGGTACGCTTTTTTAAGTGCAGCATCCCAAAGGCTTGCAATGTTACTGATCTCTTGCATGATTGGGGTGATCACAGGTAAAGCACGTGACTGCATGGGAGCGGTGGCGGCGGGTCTGCGCATGAGGATTGCAAGCGGTCTCCCTGTAACCGAATCCTCACACGGAACAAATCGAGTCAAGTCTGAATCTTCCAAGTCCTTGAAGCAATAGCCCATCTCGCGCCCGCTTGGAGTATAGCACACTCCATGCCACACGCTCATGCCTCGCCAAACTCCACCTTGTTGCACACCATCGGGTTGGCAAAGTCGAGTTGATGGTACTACCTGGATTCGCGTCTGAAGACCCACCGCCCCCGCATCATTAACAATCAAAACAAGCACATCGCCAACTTCGATTTGTTGACGCACGATCATGGAGTATAGCGCATCAAGATCTTGCATGCCACTGATGCAAGCTGATTTAGACCATGTATTGAAAATCTCTGTGGCCTTTTCGTTACCCACTGGAGTCAATCCAGTACCCGCCACAAAGTCAATGAGTGCGCGGGAAAAGGCACTAGCAATCGAGTTGTTGCGGTGCAAGTAAAGTGATCGCCTGTGGATTAGACTGAGGTCACCATTTAAAAGTTGGTTCTCGCTTCGCTTCTCACTTGGGGGAGTCCAAGCTAACTCGCTAAAATCGGCAGCACGAAAATTTCTCAAAGTTTGCTCCTAGAATTAAAAACGCGAATTGGTTTGAAAGGACTCACACCGGTGGGGCTTTTGGACTCGTCAATCTGCGCCAAAAGCTCGCGCCTGGCACGGAGCAAATCAATGAGGCTCACATAGGCTGTCGAAGTTCCGTCTGCCCTTTGGCTTGAATCAATATCGCCATTTTTCGCGTTTGTTCGCTGTTGGATCAAGTTGTCAAGCGCGGTTAAATCATCTTCAAGGCTCATAAAGCCCTCCCTTTTGATCTAAAAATATGCAATTAAAGCCTTGCTCCTATTTTTTTTGATGCCAATCTTTGGAATTGATTGCTCAAAAGCGGTGCCTTCGCCTTGGTTTCTTGCGCCAAAACTAGGCTTTTTGGCTCGTTTTGCTCTTGTTTTGGCATGGTTGGCTCGGTCTTTGCCACTTGCTCAAGCCTAATCTTGTGAGAATTTAGGCGGTGACCCGCAAAAATTCCGTAGATAGTCGCGTCTCTAAGGTCGTTTCTTGCGTGTAAATGTGGTTTTTCCCACCGATATTCCACCCCGTTTCGCGTTTCAATTCGTTTTTTGACCTCACTATTTAGATGCTGCAAGTATCGTTTTGAAACATCGTAGGGGATTGATAGTGATCCACTCGTACCGCCCTTGATCTCAAGTGAGCGATGCAACTCATCTTGCCAATACCCGTGATTTAGGCTATAAAGGACAACGCCTCTTGAGCTTTTTCCGTATTGTGCTTTAGGGTCTGCGTCAGTTATTTTCCAGGGTTGATCGAGGCGGGCATTTCCTTTGATCGGCACGCACCAAGGGTTTCTTCGGCAAAAGTCATAGACCGCCCTTGTGTTAAATCCAGAGTCCATGGCCCCACCAATCACCCTAGGCTTTTGACCTTGACCGACATACTCAAAGCGGTCTAGGCTCACAATCTCAAGGATCTGTTGTTCGGCACGTTCAAAGGTATCGACCCCGCCATAAAAGCAAACATCTTCCCAAATCAAGTATTTTCGGTCGCTACTTGACCAACCGATAAGAGCCACAAAAATTGAATCCACGCCCACGTCAATGCCAATTGTGAGTGCCACCACATCACTAGGGATCACACCGCGCGGGATATCCGTGAGCCTTTCGGACTCCTCAAAGTCTGTGGTGAGGACGCTCAAATCCATCGGCCTAGCGCACCAAGAGTTGTAAAAGTCTGCAAGTTTTGATGGCTCGTCTTTGCATTCAAGATATGCGCCAACGCAAGTGCTGATGCTTTTGCTGATCGTGTGCCAAATCGCTTTGGATAGGCCTATACTCGTCTCGGGTAGATCGGGATCAAGGCATTCAAAACGCTGTGTTTCCACTAGGTTGCGCTGATCTGCATCTGTGATCTTGCCACCGCAATTGGGACACTCAGCCCAAGCTAGGCTTTCAGTTTGGATCACTCGCCAATCAACACCCTCGGGCCAACGGAAAGTCTCAAAATCAAAGTGTTCCCACTTGTTGCAGTGTGGGCAAAGCCAAACAATTTGATAGCGTTTTGATTTTTGGTAATAGTCCAGGATGCCACCGCCACCTTGCAACTTTTTGGGGGTAGATCCGATGAGCATCTTGAAGTTTGGGCGCGTTTGACCACGGGCTGTTAAAAGCCTAATCGGATCTAGGTCACCATTTTTGTTTTCATCGATCTCATCCGCCACCACCCAATCGGCAGGAGTTTCGGCCATTGTTTGGGGTGAGGACATCAAAGCCCAGTTGACGTAGTTCCCCGCTTCAAAACGGATCTGCTCTTTGTTAGACTTGCCACGCTCGTTGATCATGCCAATTTGCGAGCGTTCAGCAATGGCTCTAAACCTGGCATAAATTCGAGTCTGCAAAGTCGTGGATGGTAAAGCAAAAACACCATTGACCTTACGCTCACCCATCATGTACGCTGTGGCCTCCATCATGGTAAAGGTCTTTGAGCTTTGCGCTGCATACATCATCACGATCATACGCACATTGGGATTTCTCACTAGCTCCAAAGCAAACTTTGATTCGGGAACCAAGCTATGATCGGGAGAGTCTTTGCCCATCAAGCCCTCACCCGCGGGAAGTTTTAGCTTTTCCTCGCACCACTCCCAAACAGGTCGATCCGTTCTAGCTCTAAAAATGGGGGCTAGTTTGCGGGCAAGATACTTACGATACTCATCAGCCCCGATCACTTAAAAACTCCTCGATATTGGCAAAGGCTTTGTTGAACTCTTTTTCGATTATACCTTGGATTTTTTGGGGATTGGATTGATTGACCAAGAGGGGGGTCAAAACATATTGCACTTGCCTTAGCTTACCAACTAAAACAGAGAGCATTTCAAAAGCCTCTTGACTTGCTGAGTCAACATCAATGATTTTCCCCTCAAGGATTTCATTTTGTCTTTTGGTTTTGAGTGCAGATTCTTTGCGTTGTTCGCTTTGCCAATAAAGGGCCTCCTTCATTAGCTCATCGTAGGGTTTATCTTGGATATCCAAAGCGATTTGTGATGGCATTTGGATTTGGCTTAAAAGGTCATCGTCTCCGTCTTCGCTGATTTCCAAGGGAGACTTTTTATTATAAGTGCGAATTTGAGCTTGAATTGGTGTAGGAGTTGCACGTCCTAAATGATCGGTCAATCCTTGACCTTTTGCAAGTTCTGTCATGTGCTTTCGACATAACCCTTTTCGGTGAGCCACATTTTTGCAAGCGTATAC